TCGCTTCCTGGTGCGAGGTCGCGTTGCCGGCACTCGGTGTTAACCTTTCACCGGGTGTCGGTTTTTCACAGGAGGGAACCGATGCTGGAAAAACTGGAGTTCTCGACTATCCTGGCAATCGACCCTGGACCCATCATCAGCGGGTATGTGGAATACGACTGCGTGGAGCAGAAGCCGACAACCAGCGGTCTAATGCCCAACCCCAAGCTGCGCAATCTGCTCAAGAAAAGCAAGTTCCCAGCTATGGTGTATGAGAAGCTACAGGGCATGGGCATGATGCCGAGCAAAGAAACCTTTACAACATGCGAAGAAGTTGGTCGTATGATCGAGTGTTTCAATGGGGAAGTAATACCCCTGACCCGCCACCAAGTGAAGTTGCTGATATGCGGCACGATGAGAGCTAAGGATGCTAATATCCGCGCTGCAATCATTGATATGTACGGGGGTGGCAAAGCTGAAGCGATAGGGAACAAGAAAAGCCAGGGGCCGCTCTACGGCGTGAAGTCGCATGCGTGGCAGGCGTTGGCACTGGTGAAGGCGTTGGAGAGGAAGGCACACGATGATCGAGCGGCAGGAAATAGAGAAGCAGCGGGAGAGCTGGCAGCGACAGGGGAAGGCGAAGGAAGCTGAAGACTTCCTCGTGGCCCGAGAGAAGTTTCTGGTAGCCAGCGGATTGGAAGCCGAGCGGGCTACGGATCTGGCCTGGAAGAATACCGTGGAGGCGTTTCCCTATGTGGCCCCCCCGAAGCCTAAAAAGAAAGCCGCCCCTAAAAAAGCTGCGGCGAAGAAAGTGGCCCCAGTCAAGGCTGAGAAAACTGACGAAGAGGAAGAGCCCGACAACAACGGTCTGGAAGAAGAGATCGCGAAGTTTCTCGGAGACGACAGCACCGTCATGCTGGAGGATGACGTGGAATGGGTCTACCTCCACCTTTCAGCGAGAAATCTCTCGCCCGCCGATGCCCCCAGCCCAGGTGCCTGGAGCCTGCACAGTGTTGCCAAGAAAGACAAACGCTGGTTCCTCAAGGATATCGTTCCTAAAATCCGGCACAAGAAGGAAGACGACGACCAGAAGAGCATGCGTGTAGCTGAAGAGAAATCTATTAAACAGCGGCAGACGATTCTGGAGGGCGTTCTGAAACGCAGCAAGACTAGCGTACTGGAAGTGATCCAGACAAGACTTGCCGTAGACAGTACACCGCAATCCAGGTAGACATGTAGTGGGTGTGCGCCACAGGGCGTCGAATGGATCTCACTGCACATACCAATCCCTACATGCTCGCTTACGATGAGGGCATCCGCTCGTTTAAGCTGGATGGAGAGCGGTATCCCTACTATCACCTCGTGCCTAAAAACGAGGTCGAGAACCTGGGCTTCCGCGTGGAGCTACAGAAAGCCGCCCTGGATGATGTCGAGCTTCAGAAGCAGCTCTGGGCCATCTGCCGCCGAGATACGCTATTCTGGCTGAATACGTTCTGCTGGCTGTACGAGCCACGACCTCGACCCAGGATCATCCCCTTTATTACGTGGCCCCATCAAGACCCCTGTATCTGTACACTGGAAAAGTGTTTGGGGCATGAGGATGTAGGGATTGAGAAGTCGCGTGGTGAAGGGGCCTCTTGGATCTGTCTCATGGTCTTGCTGAAGTATTGGATCTTCGGTGACCCTATACACGACGACTTTCAGAGGTTCGCCTTTGGGCTGGTCAGCCGAACCGAAGAGGCAGTCGATGATCCCGATGATCCAGACAGTCTGATGTGGAAGATGGATTTTCAGCTGAAGCAGCTCCCCTTCTGGATGCGACCGAAGTTCGAGCGGAAGACACAGAAGCACCTACTGAAGAACAGCGAGAACGAAAGCAGTATCGTCGGATACTCGGCTGTAGGTGATGTCGGTTCGGGTGGGCGTAAGACGGTGTGGTTCTTCGACGAGATTGCCAAGTTCCCTCGCGGGCAAGACTACAACGCCATGTCGAGTATCCAGTATTCGGCTGACTCACGGTTCATAGTGTCTACATTCAAAGGCAATGCCGGGTATTACTACGAGGCAATGAGGGGCCCCGAATCGAGCATGCAGAAGATCGTTCTGGATTGGAAAGACAACCCGACACGAAACCGAGGGTTGTACACCATCAACCATGGGTACGTACATACGGTAAGTGACGACAACCCGTTGCCCTCCGACTACGCCAAGGGGAACAAAAAGACAATCGAGCTAATTCGTAATCGAGGATTTCAGATCGAGGATAAGATCAGAAGCCCCTGGTACGACGTGCAGTGTGCCCGTACAGGTGCCACCCCGGCATCTATCGCAGAGGAACTCGACCGAGACCCCGAGCGGTCAGGTAGCCCATTCTTCGACCCAGATGTATTGCAGAAGTGCCGGGCTAAATGCCGCGACCCCCTGGAAACAGGCAAGCTGGATTACTTCAAGGAGACATACGAGCCAGATCAGTTTGTGCGTAATCCCCGAGGGGAATGGCACCTGTGGTGCGAGATCTTGGTGACAGGCAGACCCAGCACAGCCACTGACTATGTGATGGGGATCGACGTGGCGGCTGGAGGGGGCGGCACCCTGAGTTCCAATAGTTCCATCTCGATAGCCACCTCCACTGGGTCGAAGGTCGCAGAATTTGCCAGCCCCCGGTCGCTGCCGCAGGATCTGGCTAGGCTGGCCCACGCAGCCGGGCATTGGTTCCAAGGGCCTAACGGCCCAGCCTATTTAATCTTTGAGAGTAACGGTGCGACTGGTGCCCAGTTCAGTAGGGCGATTATGGAGCTGGAATATCCAAGGCTCTTTCTGGATGAAGTGGAGACAGAGATAAGCCGGAAGAAAAGGAAGAAGCCGGGATACCACAACCAAGGAGAAAAGCGTGGAATCCTGTACGGGGGTTACCGTCAGGCCCTGGCTGACGGCTATTTCCTCAACCCCTCATCTGCCGCTATCGACGAATGCAAATACTACGAGCATCAGGTGGGGGGCGGTATCGAACACGTCGCCGCATCCAGCCGGAAGGAAGATGCTTCGGGGGCCGGGCATAACCACGGGGATCGGGCAACCGCCGATGCCCTCTGCTGGAGGGGGATTGTAGACCTCGTTCCTAAGCAAAAGCTGGGCAATCCACGAGAACATAACGAACCGACAATCGAAGACAAGGTTGCCCCCGTAGGTTCGTTTTTGTCGCGGAGGATTGAGTGGTCAGGAAAACAAAAAGCCACTGAATTCTGGTAAAGCAGGAAAGATTCTATTGACATGTTCATGTATTTTAACAAATAATCTTCGATGTGTTTCAATACCTGAACATCTGGAGAAGGTCATGCAAGCCTACGATGCCGACGCGCACATGAAGAAACTAGCCAGCCAAGTCGCTTCCTCGCAGGGCGGCGCGAGCAAGGGTGGCGGTCAGTCTGAGTCATTTGACAAAAATCGCGGCAGCGATAAGGGTGGCTCGAATGCCCCCACGTCGACCAACGCGAAGTAGAACACAGACTTCTTATGTGAGAGGTCTCCCCTGGCGCACGGGTGATTGCATACCCCGCCCCGTGCGCCTTTTTCTACAAGAATTAGATGGTCGCCCAGACAAACCCTCTAAACGAACGCGAAATGGGTCGGCTCCGTCAAGCGATGACGTGGAGCAATAAGAAGCTACGCCCGTTCCGGCAGAATCGTCTGGAGGCTCTCAAGCAGTACGTCGGAAAGAACTTCTCCGATTCGGGCGGCGCAGCAGCCAAGGTTCCAGTCAACATGATCTGGATGGCTGTCTCTATCTATCAGCGTCAGCTGGTTCCTCAGAATCCCAAGGCACTGGTGCTTACGGATTTCCCGAACCTGAAGGCATCCGCTTACGAGCTGGAGCTGGCGCTCAATCATCTACTTACGGAAATCAACTACGGCGGAACCGCAAAACTAGCTCTCATAGAATCCATGTTCTCTATGGGGATTATAAAGGTTGGTCTAGAGGTCAGGGATGTAGGAGATGAGCTGGGCTACAAACATGATGCCGGTCAGCCGTTTGCGGATGTGGTTTTACTCGACGACTGGATGATGGATATGTCAGCCACCAGTTACGAGGCGGCAACCTTCGCTGGAAACAAGTACCGGCTGCCCTACGAGTTCGCTAAGGATAACAAAGAGTTCAACAAGTCGGCGCGTGAGAGACTAGCACCACAACAGAAATCGCAGTTCAGTATGCACGGTACAGGTGCCGATCACCGTGCTGAATCAATTGTGCAGGGATCCGAAGCATTCCATGACGGCTTCATGGATTTTGTAGAGGTCTGGGATCTGTGGCTGCCACGCCAGAATCTACTGCTCACGATGAGTGCCACAGATCAGGATTCTGGAACACCCCTGCAGGTTCGCGAGTGGCAGGGCCCCGAACACGGGCCCTATCATCTGTTGCGATACCAGCCTGTGCCCGGTACACCCATGCCAATTGCACCCGTCATGCAGTGGACCGATCTGAACGATGCCGTCAACCGCATGTGGCGCAAGCTGATCCGGCAGGCAGAGAGACAGAAGGAAGTTATGCTTGTGCAGTCGGCATCCGGTAAGGATGGAGAAAGCCTGCGTGATGCTAACGACGGTGAGATCGTCAGCGTGCAGAATCCTCAGGGAATGCAGGTCACCCGGCATGGCGGAATCGACCAGCAAACACACGCCTTCAGTATTAATACACGTAACCAGCTCGGTTACCTGATGGGCAACATCGACGCCATCGGTGGGCTGGGGGCGCAGACCAGCACGCTCGGGCAAGATCAGATGTTGAGCCAGTCGGCTAACCGCATGATCGATGACATGCGGCAGGAGGTGTCGCGGTTCCATAAAGGCATCATGGGTGATTTAGCCAGATACATGTGGGAAGACCCGTATATCGAGCTGCCGTTAGTCAAGCGAATAGGAAGCTCCATCGAACTGCCCTTCACTTGGACCCCCGAGCAACGCGAAGGTGACTTCCAGCAATACAACATCGACATCGAGCCTTATTCCCTGCGTGGGTCAACACCCGAAGAGAGACTCGCCAAGCTGAATAAGATTCTTACAGAGTTGGTTATCCCGATGGGAATGCAAGTTGACCAACAGCAGTTCGCCAGAACCATGGCGAAATACACCAACCTGCCTGAGCTGGAAGAGATACTGCACCTCGACCCGATGAATCAACCTGTGGGTGAACCATCTCAGTCAGTCGCGATGAAATCGCCGCAGGCGACAAATACTACATCGGAGCGAGTCAACCGAGCTGGCCCACCTACTAGGGAAGCACAGGAGCAGCAGCAGATGCAATCGCTCATGTCAGGTGCCGGAACACAGACCGCTAATCCCCCAGGCAGCCAGCCCGTAGGCGCACCGCCGCAGCAGATGGGAGGCATGTGATGGTGCAACCTGTGTTTCCTGGGGCATATACGCCGATACGCCCCGGCTCGATGGTGGATGGTACGTGGGTCGCAGGCCCAGGCGGCATCGGCGCAGCTGGCGGGTATAACCCAGGGGGCGGTCAGTTTGCGATCCCAGATACTGCGCCTGGCTTTATGGGCATACCCTGGTACGGGTACGGGGAAAACCCGCTCGAAGTCTACGATCACTATGGCTATGGGCCCGGTGGGAACGCTCCGGTGCCGTTAAAGGAAGAAGTTGCCAGCTATTACCCTTCTTACGTACAGAATCTGCTGCAGGGTCATACAACATCATCATATGATCACGAAGAGCTGACTAAAGAAGAGGGGGGGAATCCCGAACATGAACAACTGGTGCCTATCGTTCCTGGTACTTCAGCTTACGGTGGAGAAGGAATAAACATAGCAGAACTGACCCCAGAGGTGATGAGCTACTACCCCCCCCAATTACAGGAAATTATTTGGCGGCACGGGGGGGGAAAGTGGCCCTGGGAAGAAGGGTACACAGGTGAAGGTGGTTACGTTGGTGGTGGTGACGACCTTCCTGACATCGACACTGGTGAAAACCTGCCTCCTCATTGGTGGCCTATGGGCGGCGGCGATGACGGCCCCGGCGGTACTGGCGGTGGTGGTACGGTTTATCCTTTACCTCCTGGCCCAGGCCCAACTGACTTTCCCCCAACACCCGGCCCCGTAGAAGACGAGTGGCCCAATATAGTCAAAGACAGTTGGTCTCGATTGTATTCACAAGCGTTGCAGCCGAACCCGATGTGGGGTGGTGGGCCCGCTTCGTGGCTCAGGGGATCTCCGATATCGAATTCTTGGCTGGGCGGGCTGCAGATGATGGCAAACGACCCGTGGTCGAGCCTTGTAGCCCAGCAGACTCCCAATGCTTACGACGCATACTGGAATATGGTGAATCCCTTAACGCCTGCTGCGAACTCTGGATTGGTATTCCAGGGCCACCCAGGGGGTGGGGAATGGGTCGACGAAAACGCTATAAGTCAGATTACGCCAGTCGCAAGAGCATCCGATCCAGTGGTTGATCAAGCAGCCGAGCCAGTGGTTGGTCAAGCAGCCGAGCCAGCGGCGGGTGGTCAGACATTCCTCGAACAATACGGCATGAGTCAGGAGGCGTACAACACAGCTGTAAACAATTTCAATCAACAAATGATGTCAGGCTTCCAAGACTTCACGGGAGTTTCGCCAGAGCAATACGCCATGGCTCAAGACCCAAGTGGATGGAGAGGTGACCAGACATTCGGTGAGCGGGTGGGCATGAGTCAGGAGGCGTACAACACAGCTAGAAACAATGCGTGGCAAACATACAAACAAGGCAAACCCGTGCTTGGCCCCGGCGCGCAGGGTGGAGCTTACGGAACATACGACCCAACGATAGGTGCCCAAGGTTCCCAAGGTGCCCAACAGGCAGCGGCTGCACCTGATGCGGCAGCTGCGGCAGCAACCCCCGCTCCTGTTACGGGAACGGGTCAGATAACCCCAGGAGCCCTGGGCAGTGCTGGAACAGCGGCACAATTCAACTTGGCACAGAATCCAAACGCTTGGAGGGGAGCGCAATACGGTTCTCCATCCCCGATGACCCCAGGAACAATGGGGGCTGGGGATTCTGCGGTTGCTGCCGGGTCGGGCCAGATCACCCCAGGAACAATGGGCGGAGACGGAACAGCTGCACAGTTTACCCAAACACAAACACCGGATAATTGGAGGGGAACGCAATTCGGTTCCCCGTCTCCCATTACGCCAGGAACATTAGGCGGCGGGCAGACCCCGTTCTTCGGTGCCCCGTCACCTATTACGCCGGGAACGATGGGCGGAGACGGGGCATCTCAACCGTCTCCGATCACACCGGGAACGATGGGCGGCGGTGGAACGTCTCAACCGTCTCCGATCACGCCGGGAACGATGGGCGGCATGGGAGCAGCTCAACCGTCACCGATCACACCAGGAATAATGGGGGGGGGAACGTCTCAACCGTCTCCGATAACCGTAAGGATGGGCGGTGCGCCGCAAGAACAATGGAATCACCAGGGCATGTTTAGCCGTCAAGGAACGTATCCACAGAATCAGATTGCGCCAGGATCTTTCGGATCCGTGGCAAGTATGCCGGGGTCGCCCTCACCGATCACCCCTGGCAGGATGGGTGGAGGAAATTATCGGGGGATGTTTAGTATGCATCGCCCAAACGGCACTAGACCAGTTTACGGCAGCCAACAACGCAAAGGATTTTAATTATGCCTATTACCCCCGGAACGATGGGTGGCATGGGAGCCCCCGCTAACTTCTCCGCTTCACCTATTTCAGCAGGAAGGATGGGTGGCCCCCCCAGGAGGCTTACGGGAGCGCGACGATCCCCGATCACACCTGGAGTGTTGGGTGGTGGTGGGGCAGCACCACCATTCGCCTCTCCGATTGCACCGGGAACGATGGGTGATACAAGCTTTAGGCGGGGTCTCGGGAATAGATTCGACGCTGCTGTAGGAGCGATGTCTCAACCGTCTCCAATTACTCCAGGGGTACTAGGAGGTGGTGGTGTAGGACCAGCGCCAGTATCACCAATTTCTCCTGGCGGAATGCCAAGCGAACCTTCGAGGGGGGGGTTTTCACCTATTACCCCCGGAACGATGGGTGGCATGGGAGCAGCTCAGCCGTCTCCGATCACACCGGGAATGATGGGAGGTATGGGGGGTGAACCACAGACCGGAGGGTCTTTTATGCCATGGCAACAACAGCATGAGAATTGGGGAGGGTTCAGGGGTCAGCACCCAGGCTGGTTTGGGGGGGGAAGCCCCATGACGCCGGGAATGATGGGTGGGCGAAAACAATTTAGCCCCTATTGGACTCCAGGCCCCGAGCAACAATGGGATGCTCCATGGAATCGACCCGGTTTTCGCCCAGGCGCTCCATGGAATCAGCCTCGACCACCGGGATTCTTCGGTGGGTCACCGATCACACCAGGATTCATGGGAGGGCGCATCGCGCCGCCGTCACCGATCATACCAGGAATGATGGGAGGGTAAGTAATGCCAAATCAAAGTGGATATCCTAGCCCCTACGCCGGCATGTATGCCCAGCCTGGAAACCAACGGGGGTCAGCAGCTAGCCCAGAAATGACGCCGGGGTGGCCCCAGATGGGGCGATACGGCTACGTAACCGAGCCTACGCCAGGGCAGGTAGCTTGGAAAAATTCGGTTATGGAAGCTCATCCGTGGCGTCAATCAATGAGCCAGGGTATGAAAGGTTTCAACGCAACCCCCAGCCTGTACAGTCTTCACAACATGAACAACAGCCTGACGAATTTTGGTGGGTTTGGTGGGCTTGGGAATCGCCTGGGGGGGTCTTCGATAAGACCAGGGGTAATGGGGGGAAGGGTTGGCAGTCTGGGCAGTGCGGGGTTATCTAACCTGTTTATGCATTCCTCGCCCATTACGCCAGGAACGATGCACGGCAGGGGAAGATTCGGGGGTGGAAGACCCGTGGGGGGTCTTGCGGCATGGCAGCCCCGGCATCCTTTATCTCCTCATTATTAAATTAAGAAATTCTGCAAAGGTAAGTAATGCCGCCAAGATCAAAAACATATCGTTACGACAAGAAGCTCGACGAAGTAGTTGAGGTAAAAAAGAAGGCTGTTCGCAAAACAAAAGCGAAGTGGCCCATCGTGTCGGATGCTGCCGGTGTTGCGCCGTCACAAGTAGGCGAAGCGCGCCGGAAGTTTGCCGATCTTGGATTGAAAACGGAAGTAGCAAACGATGGTCGCGTTGTGTTTACGAGCGCCCAACACAGAAAAGAACATTGCGAAGCGGTGGGGCTATACGATAGAAATGGCGGCTACGGCGATCCTCAGAGGAATCATTCCATTGAGGGCGGCGAGTCACAAGGATTATTTAGCTAACTAACTAAGGAGATATCATGTCACAGAGACACGCACTTCATGATGCTACGGGCGTTATCGCCACAGATGGGTCGGGTAACAAGTTGATCGTGATCGAGGATATTACCAGTTCTGGCGTGCCAGCCGACACAACTGTCGGATACGCCAAGGGATGCCTGATCTTCAACTCGGGTGCCTCTGACGACTCTACCAACACCCATATCTACATCAACTTGGGATCAGCTACCGACAGCAACATCGACCCATTGACGGTCAACTAGCAAGGGGTGACACCAAACAACTGGGGCAGTAAATAGGGTATGCAGAAATGGCAGCATTAGATGCCGGATCCTATCGACAGTTTTGCAGATGGTGATACAGATTTAGCAACGGGGGTCGTACAGACAGCAACCGAACAATCAATGGGAACCGAGATTATGCCCGATGGGGGCGACGGTTCTCCTAATGGAAATACTGCGCCGTATACTGGCTCTAACGATGACTTTTCCGTTGGGGCGGCGCAGCAGCAGCAGGGCGAACAAACTGATGACTATTCCGGTTTGTCGGATCTGCACAAAGAGGCTCAACAGGTTTACGGATTCTCTCCTGACGAGTTGAGCAACATTGATGACGAGCGGCTAGGTTCTATGCTCGGCGCAATGGATAGACGGTTTACCAATCAGTACAGTGCTGCCCAGCAGCAACAATGGCAAGCCGCCCAACAGCAGCAGCAGGCGCAGCAACAAGCGCCAGCGCAGGATCCTCTTGATCCACACGCGAATAATGACATGTATCAGGGGTTTCACCCAGAAACGCTGGAACAACCTTTCGGTGAAGGCAATGAGTTCGAGCCGGAAATCGTCGATGCGTTCGGGAAGGTCTCTAATCATTACGATTCGCAGTTTGCGCAAGCTGCCGACAGCATCAGCCAATTAGAGGGTGTTGTCGGGCAGATGATCAACGAGATGGGTCAAATGACCAGCTCTAGCAACCACCAGCAGCAGCAGCAATACGATGCGGCAATGGATGGTTTCTTCGACACGATTGAGGGCCCACTAAAGGAATCGTATGGGTCTGGTAGAGCTTCGGAGATGGATCCCCAAAGCCCAGAGTTTGCCAAGCGAATGGAGTTTGCAAACGAAGTAGGTATGTTTCTGCAGTATTCGAGGAGTTCGGGGCAGCAACCCGACCTGCAACAGATACAGCAGAGAGTTTTACGTAGTAGACACACTAACGAAATGGATGCAAACGCAAGGCATCAGGTACGCCAGCAAGCACAGCAGAGGCGGCAGCAGGCAATGCGCCGACCTAACGCCCCTGCAAATAGCCGAGGTGGCACACCCGAAGATAACGCAGCTAACTTTGCAAATGGCTGGTATCGCGAACACGGCATGGAGCCAACATCCATGTCGAGTCGTACATACGGTGACCTGTAGTCATTGCGGATGCACATAAATAGAAAGGATTAAGTCATGGCTGACTTAGTTGCTACAGACATTGCCGATCTTGTATCCGGTACGTTACGAGAACTCGGTAGATTACGCTTTCAACAGATTGCTCAAAATTTGGTTGATTACGAAGTATTCAGCCATTGGTTCAAACGGGATAAAGTAGCGTTTGACTCAGGAATTGGAATCCAACGCACGTTGATGAACAAGTTGTCTAACACTGCCAAGCACGTTGGCCTGATGGAAACCGATACGGTTAACATCACCGATGTGATTGATCAGTTGCAGGTCAATTGGGTTCATGCCCAGAACTCGTGGGCGTTTATTTATCAGGAAACGCTGATGAATAAAGGCGAGTCGATGATCTTCAACGTGATTCAACCGCGTCGCGCAGATTGTCTGATCAGCCTCGTGGAAGAGTTAGAAGACAGGGCGTGGTCGTCACCTACGGCGTCTACGCAGAAAACGATTCCTTACGGGCTTCCGTACTGGATTGTGAAAAACAACACTACCGGATTTAACGGTAGTACAGCCTTCGGTACAAGCGTGGCGGGTGTCGAGATGGCAGACAGCCCGACATTCAAAAATTACACCGCGCAGTACACGAATGTGTCGAAAGCGGATCTCATTAAAAAGTTGCGCACCGCGCATCGAAAGACTGGTTTTAAGTCTCCTATTACGATTCAGGATTACCGTGGCACACAAGGTCAGCGGTATCGCTTGTACGTAAACGAGACGACCATTTCCGGTCTGGAAGAGCTAGGTGAAGCGCAAAACGAAAACTTAGGTCGTGACTTAGCGAGCATGGATGGAACAATTACGTTCCGAAATCATCCAGTCGTGTGGGTGCCTAAGTTAGACAGCGATACGAAAGATCCTGTGTACGGAATTGACCACTCGACTTTCTACCCGGTTTGTTTGACGGGCGATTACTTGCGTGAGAGCGAAGCCAAACCGGCTCCCTCCCAGCATAATGTGTTCCAGGTCTTCGTAGATTTAACGTACAACTATTTGTGCGTTGATCGACGACGTAACTGGGTGATTGCAACCGACACTGGAACGTAGTGACGTTTCCTATATGAGTGTCGAGCGCCCTGCTTCGGTGGGGCGCTCGACCTTTTCCATCAGCCCTGCTGTAAAAATACGAGGCGGTTTGGTAGCCGAATCAACCCCTCCTGTAGTGCTTGTTGCGTTACGAAAAGGCGGCGCGGAATGGTAGCTGCGCTACTTCGGGCATGCAAAGGAATTTAGTGTTATGACGAATAAAATTCAGTATCGAGATCCTAGTGACACAACAGCGTATCCCAGCCCCGTTATCTGGGCTGACTGCCCCGTCAATGAAATGGCCCACGACCCCTCGACGGGCTTTCATTATTACGACAGTTTTGAAAATTACGTGAGTACGGCTACCACCGTCGTCAATGCATCGGGCTATCCCATCTTCGAGGGGTCTTCCACACTTGACGGCACTGCCGGTAGCAGTGCCGGTGAGTTGGCTGTGTTTACTACGGCTGACAACGAGGGGTGTTCTCTTCAGGTGGGGGGCACTATGGGTGCGCCGTTTGTGATCCCAGCGGATAGCACTGGCGGCAAACTGTGGTTTGAGTGTCGTGTTAAGAGAGAGAATATCACGAATGCCAGGGCGGGATTTTTCGTGGGACTCGCTGGAGAGGCTGCGGGAACGGTCAATTTCATCGCCGACGCCGGAAATGATTTCGGGGATTTCGATTTGCTGGGATTTTGGAATGACGAAGGGGATGCTGACGCATTCGATATCGTTACGCAAAAGACCAGCGCTGCCTTTGATACCATCCTGGCTGATGCGGTGACCTTGGTTGCTGACACCTACATTAAGGTCGGATTCGTGTACGACCCGAGTGGCGATAACGCCAAGAAGATTAAGTTCTACTCGAACGGTGCCGAGTTAGCCACGTATGTCGGAAAAGCAAGCGGCGATGCCACTGTGTATCTCGCCGATTCGACAAACTTTCCCGGCGGCGAAGAGATGAGTCTGGTGATCTCTGCCAAAGCAGCGAACGCTGCTGACCATACCGTCAGCCTGGATTGGTGGCGAGCCGCGCAGTTGCGGTAACACTGTCGTTATTACACGGGCTGGCCCGGTGCCCATCGCCGGGCCAGCCATTTTTACCAGGGGCGACGAAAGAAACTTATGCCTCATTACATCGACGAAGATTCCAAACAACAGCTTCTTAGGCTTTGCGGATTGCAGGAACATGAAGATGTTCCCTGGGAAGTGGAAGAAGCGTATTGGAAGTTCAAGCGACTTTCGGATCGCTGCTATTCCATGCAGGTCATCGACAGGTCGGCGCTGGTCTACATGGCGATGAAGTATACGCCGGGTGAACCCACGAAGGAGGAGTACGACCCAAAGATTACTGCGCTAACTCACCCTCCCAAGTACGACGACAGGGTGAAGGTGAAGTGGCGCGGCAAAAAGGTGTTCGCAGCATTCAAGTCACTCTCCGCAGATAAGAAGTTTGTTCAGGTGTTGATCGAGAACGATAAGTCTGCCGAAGAGCGTCTGATAAAAATAGATAACGTGGAAATAATTGAGCAGCCAGAACTAGCGGGGAAGTGAAATGGCAGAGTCCACCCTCAGTTTAGACTTCTCAGAGTTGCGATCCGAGATTGCATACGCCCTGGGATACCGTCGCAGCTTTCGCAGGCATGGTCAGATCGACAAGAGTGGCAACCACGTCACCCTTGACTCGGCTACTACTTCCAGGTCGTGGCCCGAGTGGGCAACGGCAGGAAGGCTGCACTGGTACACCAGCAGTACCGAGTCGTGGACTACCGCCAATGTCACATCGCGTACCAGCGATACCGTGCTGTTGGTATCCGATACGTCTACGACGCTGACCGACGCCACTGAGTGGTTGCTCACGCCATGGAGCCAAGAGGAAGAAGATGACATCGGTGCCTGCATCGATTCAGGTCTTCGCCAGTTCTATTACCCTCCGCCAATTCCCGGCGAGGGTAACGTCGCCCATAACTGGAGTTTCCTTGAGCCGGAATTCACATTTTCTATTTTTGGCGACTACTCCGAGACGACAGGTGAAACAGTAACGTGTTCGGCGCATAACAGCACCCTGGATTACACCACGGTCACCATCAATGCGGGATCGCAAGTGTTCCGACCGGAGATGGTAGGGCAAACCTTCGTAGCCAACGACGACGTTGAATTCGAGATCGTGGGGTATATCAGCTCTCCCGCTGCAATCCTGGTGGCTGGAAATGCGTCAGGAAAGGCTGGTGTGTATTCAATTACAACCAACGCCATCTTCCGATTGCCGGATGAGCATGCCGGATTCACTAGCGACATCAGTTTCTCTGAATCTGACAACTCGTACTATTCGATTGAGCGTACAAGTATCAACCGGATTCTATCCCTGCGACAGCAGAACCTGGGTCAGATCAGCCCATCCGCACGCCCGTTGTATGCGGCAGAAGTTCCTATCCGCGCGAGCGACACCAGGGCGTTTAGAACGTCGGGCAATGCAGTACGAGGATTGCGGTATGAGTTGCATATTTGGCCCGGCCCAAACGGCACCTTCACAATGCACGCTACGCACAACGAGCTTCAGGATACTGCGTCGATGAATGACTACCCGATGGGCGGCATGGCGCATGGAGAGACAATCCTCGCTTCCTGCCTCGCTGCTGCCGAGTTGAAGGTCGAAGACAAGAAGGGGATTCACTGGCAGACGTTCATGGAACGATTACGCGCAAGCGTGCATCGCGACCGGGTACAGTTTACACCGACAAAATTTGGCTACAACGGCGACAAGTCTGACTCGCGTGGGCAAGCCAACCGTTACTACAAACCAGCCACGTACAATTCAGTCGAATACTTTGGAGATTAACATGGCTAAAGGCGAAGACAATCCTATTATTTATGACGATATCAACGTGGCAAGTGGCACAACGGCAATAATAACCGCTGTAGCTGGCAGGAGATTTAGGGTACTTGGGTACACCGTCGTTGCTAATGCTGCAACAGGAATCCAGTTTGTTGACGAGGATGGCACTGCGATAACGGGAAACATGCAATTGGCAGCGAAGGGGGGCCTGTCGCCAAACGCTACATATATCGGTCAATTTGAAACGCCAACGGTCAACAAGGAGCTACGAATAATTTGTACCGAGGACGTGGATGGACACATGGCCTATCAGGAATTTGAAGAAATAACAACGTAACATGACAACGATTACTACTACAGGTGCCGGATTGGGCGTTGAAGGGGGGCTTTGCTCCGCCGGAGTTAATTCCGGTCTGGTTGCTTGCTGGGATACGGGCGCGGGTGCGACATACCCAGGCCCTCCCGAGACAGCGACTACTTGGCAGGATGTAATCGGTGGCTTGATGGGAACGATTTCCTGTACCGACAACTTCGACACCGCCAATGGGGGGAGTCTTATATTTGACGGCGTAGATGATATTGTGTCGGTGCCAAACAACGACGCTTTCAATCCGGCTGACGATGGCGATATGACCGTGTGCGTGTGGTTCAAGCCAGCCACAACTTCCCTGACGGGGGTGCAAAGAGTAGTTAACACGTTTGGCGCAGGCGCATGGAATAGTTATGCCGGATGGAATATGCGGATCAAGAAGGGGACTGGCTGGTACGTGCAGGGGACGGGTGTTGCCGATGCTGCCCAGTCGGTCAAGATCAACAATTCCGGGACCGAATATGCGTTTGATGCGTGGTATCTGTATTCGATGGTTTGGGACGCGGGCACGAAGCTAACGGTATATGTCGATACTACTGAAAACGCGAATGTGACATCCGGCACAGACACCATCGACGACATAGGGAACGCGCTGCCGCTCCAACTTGGAGGAACAACGTACAGCAACGGTAGTGCAACTGGCGGGAACCCAACCAACGAGTTCCAGGGCCAAATCGCGTCAGTTCAGATTTACAATACGGCATTGTCGTCAGCGAATATTACTACCAATTACAATGCGGCAAAGACTAGGTTTGGTAAATCATGAGTCACAACGTATCCGACAGGCGCTACGTTATTATCCCGCACGTCGCAATCAATAACATCGACTTCAGCGAGGTCATGGAAACTGGACCCTCGACGGTAAGGAGATCCCTGAGCGGGCTATTGGTGGTTCTTAAATATGTAGGGGGTATGCCGCCAAGCGTGGCTGCAATCGTTGAAGGAGATCAGGAATATAACAACGAAGAGATCCTGGCAATTATGGCTACTCCGGTTTGGTCGCTGCCAGACGGAGATGAAGAATAAGCAGCTGGCTGTACAACAGCGGATATGGTTTCTCTCTCTACTAAGGTGCGCGATGGCGAAACAGATCATGAGCTTGCAGCCGCCCATGGGAGGTTTGTACCGCCGCCAGTCTTATCAGGCGCACCCACCGTTCACTACGCCTGATTGCAGTAACGTGCGACCAGACACCACGCTGGAGAGTCGGGAAAGAATAGGCGCTCGACCCGGTTTATCAACCCATGGAATCCTGAATGTTGGGGTGTCGTGGGGCACGACTGACAATGTACGAGTGATATCCCAAGTGCGATATGTTGATTCGGGCACTTGGAAAACAAAGCTCGTCGCGGCTGTCGGGCAAGCCATCTGGTACAAGGAGGATGATGAAACGGCACAGTGGTCGAAAGTGACAAGCGAAAACACCACCCCCCTTCTGGCGGGTACAGATAGTTTGACCGCTGCCGATATGCACCAGAAGCTGTACATAGCCGATGGTGGCCCGACTCATCCCTTAAAGATATTCAACCCCGCTGACAACACAGTAGATGTAAATCCAAGCTATACTCTTGATGACTCCGCTGATGCACCACGTAATTGCAAGATTGTCTTTCGTTATCACGACAGGTTGGTGGTATGCGACGACAGCGCCAACCCGCAGCGATGGTACATGTCGAAGACCAGCGAACCGCTTAACTTTAACTACTCGGGAACCGGAGCGGATTCGGCTATCTTCTCCCAGAACACGAACATGGGTCAGTTAGGCGAGCCGATTCGTGCCGCTGCGGCGCATGGAGATCAGTGCGTCATATTCTTCTGCACAAACAGCACATGGTCGTTGCGCGCAGACCCAGGGTATGGCGGCAGGCTGGATAACTTATCCCAGCGGATAGGTTGCGTATCCCGCAATGCTTGGTGCCGAACAGCTGACGGGTGGCTCTTCTGGCTTTCACAGGAAGGCGTGTGTGCTATGCCCCCAGGGTGCGGCAGTACTCCTATTTCTGTGAGCCGCGAGAAGGTGCCCGACGACCTGATGTTTATCAAGAATGACGAGTACCATGTCTCCATGGAATACGACGGCAGGCACCGTGGTATTCATCTGTACATCACTCCGATTGGCACCAACCCGGCGAAGACGCACTATTGGCTGGATGTGAACCAGACAATGAACAACGACAAAACCGGCGCTCCGACGTATTGGCCCATGACGCTATCAACGTCACCCATATGTGCTGGCATCTACGAGGGATCGGCTAACAACAATGTGTCGGATGTGTTAATTGGCATGGGTGGGCCGCCCATTATCAAACAGTTCGACGAACGAATATCGTGTGAAGCCGAAAGCTATATCGACTATGGACCCCTGGCTACTGCCGGATCAAAGAGTGGCGGATTTCTGAACGGGTCAATCGACCAGATCAACTCCGTTATGGCGTCGAGCATCGCTAACGGAACCGGAGATAACGTCACATGGTCAGTGCGTACAGGGCAATCGGCAGAACAGGCGTTTGATGCTACATCGCGAGACACTGGAATTTGGCGATATCACAACAACACAACTCGCATCCGAGTGCGAGACCCTTACTACGTGTTGAGGGTTGCCGGTGCCGCTAAGAAGAACTGGTCGGTGGAAAACATTACAACAATCGTACATCCCCGCACAAAAGTGCGGTACAGCGGGGGCTAGTTTGGCTATTAACAGTAAGATAGTTGCGCAGAGCGCATTCCCGATGACCGACTGTACGGGAACGGGTCAGGCGTTCGAGCAGGCGTTGGCAGACATAGCCTCCAGGGGGCCACCAACCCCGGCTGGGATTATGGTGTGGTGGACCGGCGCGGTAGCTGATATCCCGTCAGGTTGGGCACTCATGAACGGCGTTGCGAATGCAACGGGCAACGGTGGCTCAGGGTACAACCTAGTTGACAAATTTGTTTTGGCGGCAGCGTCAGGCGCTGGCACGGCTGCCGGTGGTGGCAAGACCAGTCGAGACGGTCATACACATGAGGTAATAATCGAAGAAGAATATGTCGCGGTGAGGGGTGATATCGACCACTTGACGACAGGTGTCGAGTCTGGGCAGTCAGTGTACTCCTCTTCGTACAACGACACCACATACGCTGGCGAGGCACTGGCTGTGGCGGCTGACCCCCATACGCACACAGCGAGTGTCGCTGGCGGTGATCACGACCACGATGCCGGGAACCCCGCCCACATGAAGCTGATACCCATTGAAAAACTAATCTATCAAGTGACGTAGTTGTGGAAAAATCACAATACCCATTACGACTATACGACGAAACGCAAGTTTCCCAGGCACTGTCTATGCTGGCAAAGGAGTACGATCCTGACCAGAACGCACTTCCGGTGGGGAGCATTGTGTGGTGGGTGAGTGGTCGTGTGGGTGCTGTTCCCAGGCACTGGGTAATTGCCAACGGTACGGATAACGCTGTTTCGGAGGGCGGGTCGGGGTACAACCTGATCGGCTACTACATTATGGCTACCCATACGGATGGTGACGTGGGCGACACGGCGGTGAAATCCAGAACAAGTGACGCATCACCTCACGATCACATTATTCCTACAAGTGGTGCGGATATCACCGTCGATCACCTGATACGCCCCCCGTCAGTGTCTTACACCGAAGATGAGTACAGCGAGGGGCGACCCATCGTGACGTTTGGATCACCCCATGTTCACGATGCGGTGGTGTCGAGTGAGGGATCTCACTCGCATGCGATACCAGATCCTGAGAACGTATCCCTTATCCCTATCGAAAGAATGCCGTGAGCTGGTGGTCTAGAGCCTGGGAAAGAACGCGAGAGCCACTGCCCTGCCAGTACGAGCGGGGCGTATGCATTCGCTGCAACCAGCCCGAAGGGTCGGGGTTCCTGTGGCGGTGCGACGTACCCCTTTATGGGCCCGGCGATGTACTGTTTAGGATCACCCGGCTTCTGGATTTGAGAACCTGCGACCCTTGCCATACACGCCGGATATCGTGGAACTTAATGTGGTACAAGCTCTGGGATTGGCTGTATACTAGACCCGAAAAGGCTGATAGCTAGGAGAAATAGATATGGCAACACAAGGCACAGTAGGGCAAGAGAATATCGTTCCCCCGTGGGATCCTAATCCAGGGCCGGCGTATGACCCCGTTGGGGCGGGTGTGCCATACCCTAATTCGTGGACTATGCCTGAGTATAGAATTAAACCCATTGCAGGCAAGGATCAATTCCTGGGTACGTGGAACATTAGTATGCCGCAGGGGTATAGCCCCTGGAGTACGGGCGCGTTTGACGCAGTAACCTACCCTGGGTTCTCGGGTGGGTTGACCAAGTCACAGTTGAGGCAAATGCTTTCCGATGAGGCCCGCAAAGGAATTAGTGACGATTCCTGGGGATTCAACAGCGTCGAGTCAGCGTTGCTGGCTAAGGGTGAGTTCCAGGCGAACATGATCAATGCCGTGAAGCAGCAGCAGCTGTCGGGCATCTACGGCAACCTCACCCGCGCCGCGCAGGATTCCTTTGGATCCCGAGAGGCGCAGGTGGCAGGAGAGCAGGCACTGCGTGGTCAGGGTATGGGCCAGAGGATGCTGTCGATGGAGAACCAACTGGGCCCCCGATGGCAACAGGGGATCGCTGATTACGGTCAGCATGCCCAGCGGCTGGGGCAGGGAATTGGTGACCAGTACGGTGCTGCGATGGGAGGTTACACAGACGCATACAACCAGCTGTCGGGCGGGCTTGGTGACGCATACGGCATAGCTAGGGATACCATGGCGAACCGCTACGGTCAGATTGGTGGATCCCTGGGTGGTCAGACTGGTTTGGGTGGCGTTTACGGGAACGTGGGCACTGCAATGAGGGATGCCTACGGCGATGTGTCAGGTGATGTGGGCGACATCTACAGCGGGGCTGGTACAGGCACATACACGGGGTACGGCAATGTTGCAAGCCTGTTGGGAGACGACTATGGAAAACTGGCTAAGGGCTTGGGGGTGGGTTACGAAGATTTACTGGGAGGCGTTGACACCGGCACGGATGCGGGATTAGCTCGCATTCAAGAGAAGTTCGACGACGAGAGGGGCAGGTTAACACAGCAGGGGAGGGCGTCAGGCTTAGTATCTAGCCGAGACATGGTTTTGCAGAGCCGACTCGCAAGAGATCAGCAGATTGCGGAGCAGGATTATTTAGACAAGCAGGCACGCCGCAGGGAGGCTATCCAGATGCAGGGTCTGGGGGTACAGCAGCAGGTTGGGATGGGTCGCTTGGGTGCCACGGGTCAAGCTTTGATGGGAGGCGCTGCGGGCTATGGTCAGGCCCTTATGGGTGGTGCTGCCGGGCAACGCCAAGCACTTATGGCTGGAACTGGTGCCCAACAGCAAGCTCTAATGGGTGGTGTTGGCGCACTTGGCGGTGCCCTGATGGCTGGCGAAGGAGCATACGGTCAGATGAGTGGTCAGCAGATGGGTCAGCGAGGTCGCGACATCGGAGCTATCATGTCGGGTCAGCTTGGAATGGGAACGGCTGGCTTAGGTTCCCAGGCTGCAATGCGGCAGGCAGAGCTGGCGCAGCGTGGTGGTTGGGTGACACCTCAGATGCAGCAGCAATACGGGATGATGAGCGATTGGAACACGGCTATGGGCGGCCTGGGTCAGGAATATGCTGGCTACGGTCAGGGCAGGTTCGGAAAATACGTAGACTCCATGTACGGAGCGGCGGGTCTTGGCGGTAGGTACGCCGACCAAGTTGAACGGATGAGCGGAGCAAATGCTCCGAATCTGAATTGGTTTGCACAAGCGGCTGCACAGCAGTTAACCAAGCCGGGCGGTAATACTGCCCCGGCGCAGTACGCACAGGGATAAGACTATGAGCTGGCAAGCAGCGGCGGCAGCGGAAGAAGAACTCCGGCAGCGTCTGCGGCAGATGAAGGGCATTCGTGCCAATATCGGGGGCACGGGCTACGACACTGCTATGTCGCCCCGTTACGAAACCCACATAGAAGTGAGGCCCTCTGATATATCACCGGGCATTAAGCCCGGTGGGAAGAGAGACAAGTGGGTGCCAACACCTGGGGGGGGATCTGGAATCCGGCAGACACTGCAAGGTGCTCCTGGGAAGTTTACGGGGGGCGCATATCAGGCGAACTTAGCCAACAATATGGCGGCGCATCGTGGTGGTGCCCCGAGACCTCAGAGGAGACACGCCCAACAGCGGGCGGCTTACAGCGCAGCCGTAAATCAACAGCGCGCACAAGCGGAAGAGATGCAGAGGAGGCGTATGGCAGCGCCGCACATGGGTCAAGCGATGGCGAATCAATACGCCGCACGGGCGTTCGGCAACCAGGGTCAACCGATGGGTCAACCGATGGGGGGGGTGATGGGTCAGGGCCCGGTCACACCACCGGAGGCATGGGGTCAGGCGCACCTTGGGGGTCAACCGGC